AATTATTTAAAATGGCTTACGAATGTAATAAAGATTATGGTGTTACAGGTGAATTAGGTTTAGGTAATATGTGGGCTAACGTTAATCCAACATATAGCTATAACAAAACACATACACATCCTAACTCATTGTGGTCAGGTGTATACTATATTAAAGTACCAAAAAACTCAGGTAAATTATTTTTAGAAGACCCTAGACCAGGGCCAAATCAACACATGCCTAGAAGAGTAGATAACATGCCAGAAGCATTATGGAGAGTTTGTGCTTATGAACCTATGGAAGGACGTATGATCTTTTTTCCTAGTTGGCTTCCTCATGGTGTAGATATAAATTTAAATACAGAAAAAGGTGAAAAAAATTGGCGTATATCTGTATCTTATAATTTTATACAAATATGAGTTTTAAGAAAAATAAATATCAAGTTATACGTGGTGCTATATCAAAAGAGATAGCAGACGTAGCATATAGATATTTACAAATATCAGCAGAGGCAGATCACTGGATGTTAAATAATGGTGTAACACACGCTGGTAATCCATTAATTGGTAATTTTAACGATCCGCAAGTTCCAAACTCTTACGCTAAATACAGCGATAGACTTATGGAAACATTACTTGTCAAAACTATAGCGGTAATGCAGAAGAAGACAGGACTTAAATTAGTGCCTACATATTCTTACACAAGACTCTATAGAAAAGGTAATATATTAAAAAGACACAAAGACAGACCTAGCTGTGAGATATCGACCACACTAAATCTAGGTGGAGACAACTGGCCCATATTTATAGATCCTACGGGGTCTGACAACGTCATAGACGAGCGTAAGAACATACATAAGCCTGGTGCACCCAAAGGTATAAAAGTCGACCTAAAACCAGGAGATATGCTTATTTATTCTGGTTGTGAATTAGAGCACTGGCGAGAGCCTTTTGAGGGTGATTTATGTGGTCAAGTATTCCTGCACTATAATCATGCAGATGGAAGGTTTGCAAAAACCAATTTGTATGATAAAAGACCTATGCTAGGAATAGTCAAAACTCGTTGAATATCAACGCAATCTAATATAATCTGGAGGTCTATGTTACAGAAAATAGGGTTTCAACCTGGATTTAATAAACAAATTACAGAAACCACAGCTGAAATGCAGTGGGTTGATGGTGATAATGTAAGGTTTAGATATGGCACACCTGAAAAAATAGGTGGTTGGTCACAATTAGGTGAAAACAAAATAACAGGTGCTGCAAGAAAGATGCACCATATCGTTAATAGATCAGGTCAAAAATTTTCTATTATAGGCACTAACAGAATTTTATATGCTTATAATGGTGGTGTATTTTATGACATACACCCAATTAAATCGACAACTAGTTTATCAAGTGCATTTACTACAACTAACGGATCAGCCGTTGTTACAATAGCTTTTAGCGGAGCTCACAATATATCTGCAAAAGATATTGTTTTATTAGATACTTTTACAACAATTACAAATTCAAATTTTAGTGCATCAGATTTTAACGATAAAACATTTATGGTTACGTCTGTTCCAACTTCTACAAGTATTACAATTACCATGCCATCAAACGAATCAGGTAGTGGAGCAAGTTCATCAGGAGGTATTAGAGTTCAACACTATTATCCAGTAGGTCCAGCAGAACAATTACCTGGGTTAGGTTGGAGTTTAGGACAATGGGGTGGTACGGTATCTGGTGAAGCAGTTACAAGTTTAGCCGGTGGTATTAATTCATCACAAACTACAGGTATAGAATTAAACGATGCTACACAGTTTCCAACTTCAGGGACAAACTTTGTACAAATTGGATCAGAAGAAATATCTTACACTGGAATCTCGTCAGGAGTTTTATCGGGTGTAACAAGAGGAGTTAGAAATACGACAGCAGCATCTCATAGTGCAGGTGCAGCAATTACAAATAGTTCTGATTACATTGGTTGGGGTGAAGCAGCATCAGGTGACTTAGTAATTGATCCAGGTTTATGGAGCATTGATAATTTTGGTGATAAAATTATTGCATTAATACATAACGCACAAGTATTTGAATGGGACTCAAACGCAACAAACGCTGTAAGAAATAGAGCAACTATTATATCTGGTGCACCTACTGCATCAAGAGATATGTTAGTATCTACACCGGATCGTCACTTAGTATTTTTTGGAACAGAAACGACCATAGGTGATTCAACAACACAAGATGAAATGTTTATAAGATTCTCAGATCAAGAAGACATAAACACTTATGCACCTACAGCAACTAATACAGCCGGTACACAAAGACTGGCTGATGGATCTAGAATAGTAGGAGCTGTTAGAGGTAGAGATGCAATTTATGTTTGGACTGATACATCTTTATTTACAATGCGTTTTGTTGGTGCTCCATTTACTTTTGCATTTGCTCAAGTGGGTACAAACTGTGGATTAATTGGACAGAATGCTGCATTAGAAGTAGATGGTGCTGCTTATTGGTTTTCAGAAAATGGTTTTTTTAAATATTCTGGTAATCTTGAAACCATGGTTTGTTTAGTAGAAGATTTTGTATTTAATAATTTAAATACTACAGCATCACAATTAATTAATGTTGGATTAAATAATTTGTTTGGAGAAATAACTTGGTTTTATTGTACAGAAGGTTCTACTATAATTAATAGATGTGTTACTTATAACTATCAAGACTCTAGAAAAGAAAGACCTGTTTGGACAACAGGAACCCTGGCTCGGGGAACATGGCAAGATTCATCCGTATTTGGTTTACCACATGCAACAGAATACGATGCAGATAGTAATGCATCATATGATGTTGTAGGTAATACAGACGGATGTACGACTTATTTTGAACATGAAAAAGGAACTGATGAAGCTTTGTCTACAGGTGTTAATGCTGTTACTGCAAGTATAGAGTCGGGTGATTTTGATATTACACAAAGCAGAGCCGCGACAGGACAATCAACTGGTCTGCCAGATTTTAGAGGTGATGGTGAGTTTATTATGAAGATAAGAAGATTTGTTCCAGACTTTTTATCACAAACAGGTAATACACAAGTTACATTACAATTACGTAACTATCCAAATGATGACTATGCAAGCTCGTCACTTGGACCATTTACAATATCTTCATCTACAAAAAAAGTAGATACACGTGCAAGAGCTAGAGCTGTATCTTTAAAAATAGCAAATACAGCTGTATCTCAAAGTTGGAAACTTGGTACATTTAGATTAGATGTACAACCGGATGGTAAAAGATAATGGCAAAGATAGTTCAAATATTAACTAGACCAAGTGAGGAGTATTCAAAACAAACTGCTGACTCACAAGTTAGAGATCTTGATGCTGTTATACAAAAATTAAATACAACGTTTCAACAAGAACTTAAGGATGAAGTAGAGGCATCTAACTTCTTTTTAAATTAATGGCTAATAGTTTTAAAAATAAAAAAGTAGATTTAACAACAACAGGTCTTACGACTTTATATACCGTGCCAACTGCAACAACCACGGTTATTAAATCATTGTTAGTATCTGAGGATGCTGGATCAGGAAGCACAATAACTATAACGTTAGTTAATTCTAGCGGTGCTATATTTAATTTATTTAAAGATAAAGCTGTTGCATCTAAAGCAACAACAGAACTTTTAAGTCAACCTCTTGTGATGGAGGAAAGTGAAATACTTAAAGTACAGGCTGCAGATGCTAATGAATTACATGTAATAGCGTCTATATTAGAAATACAGCCAAGAGAGGTAACATCGTAATGAAAGATATACCCATAATAAAACCAGAAAAAATTATAGAAACTATTAGCAATCTTAGAACAGGTGAGATATACAAGGATGATAAGGAATGGAAGTCAAAAGGAATTCCTGAACAAGATATTAGAAGAGACATTAAAGTAATAATGCCTAGTCTTGACTTATTTGGAGATACAAACAAATGATATTAGACCCAATAGATCAATCAGTAAGAGACAAAGGTTTTAACTTTGTGCCATTTGACAGGTATTTAGCAAGTCCTTTTCAATCATCAACAAATCAAACTGATCAGGTGTCTGCAGGTATACCTGAAATTTACCGAACACAAAATATGCGTGGCGATGATAATTTTGGTCCGTTTAATCCAGACATGAGTCGGATAAGACAAGATTATAGACCATATGATTACAATCAAGCTATGAGGGATCCAGACAATCCTGGAGTAGCTCCAAATCCAGATTTGTATTATCCTAAAAATGATCTAAGTGGGCTAGCAAATTTTATTCCTATAATAGGTCCAATAAAAAGAGGTGTAGAGTTTGCAAAAGGTGCTTTTGACCCATCTCTATTTATAAATCAAAGATCTATTATGGAAAATGAGGGGAGAGGTATGGGTATTTTTACAGATGACATTGGAAGAATTGTTCAAGGTCCTGGTGATTACGATACTGGGGCAAATGTTATGGCTGGATATAACCTAAGTCAATTAACTCCAGAATCAATTGAAAAAAGAAGAGCTACAATTAAAAAAGCAATGAGTAAACCAGGTTATTCAGGCAACTTACAAGAAAGATTAGATGCACTTGATGATTTTGAAGAAATGTATTTTGGACCAACAGGATTAAGAACTAAAACAGATGCAATTAAAAGAATGAAAATGAGAAAAGCGTTAGAAAAAAGAGGTGTAGAAAGAGAAGAAGCTGCATTTCAGGCTGAATTAGATAGAAAGCAAAGAGGTCAAAGACAAAGAGATTTATCTACAATAGAAGAAGCTAATAGAGCTTTTCGTGCAGGTGATGATAGTGCTTATGCTAGTGGTGCAGCTGGTATACAGAAAGATAGTAAAGGTAACGAAGTAGGTTACAATGATCCGTTTGATCCGGGTGGTGGAGAAAAAGACGGTGGTTTTATCGATGGCACAAACAGAAGAATGTATTACATGGACGGCGGACTAGCTGATCTAGTAGATATATATGATTGATTATAGGAGAAAAAGACTATAAAAAGGTAAGATTATGGCAATTTCAAGAATGAACATGGAAAGACAAATGCGAAACATGGGTGGTATCATGGGTCTTGAAGACCAGAGACAAGGATATTTCTTAGGTAAATTAGTTAAGAAGATAACTAAACCAATTAAAAAGATAATTAAATCACCAATAGGTAAGATGGCAATGTTAGCAGCAGCCGGTTATGGATTAGGTGGTGCTAAATTTCTAGGTGGTAAAGGCATATTTGCGGGCGGTCAAGGTCTTGGTCGTTTTGCTAATCTTAAAAATTTATTTTTACCTGCTGCATCAAATCCTTTAGGTAAAAGAGGATTGTTGGCAGGTCTTGCTTTTGATGATAAAGGTCAATTTAGTTTAGGTAGAGCAGCGCTTTCAGGTCTAGGTGCTACAGCAATTGCAGCTCCATTTTTAATGGGAGATGAAGAAGAAGTTATTGATGAAGGTATAGATGTATCAGGTATACAGCCAATGGTAGCAAACATTAGACAACAAGCTAGAGATTATTATCAAGACCCTACAAAATCTGCATTATATTTTATGCCTCCTAAAGCAGCTGTACAAAGTTCTTTCTACGCTGCTAATGGTGGATTAGCTGACATACCAAGAGAAGGATACGATAATGGCGGTGAGGTAATGACCGATGCAGAAAGAGAAAAAATGCTAATTGATCTTGCTGATTATTTTATGGAAAGAGGTCTGTCTGAATCAGAGGCTTATGAAGCTGCAGTAAAACAATTATATGCTGATGGTGGTAGAGTAGGAAAAGCAGAAGGTGGTATCATGGACATGGGTGGTCTTGAAAAAGATTATAGAGAAGGTGGTTTTGTACCACTAGGAGCTGAGGAAAGAGCTGACGATGTACCAGCTAGACTTAGCAAGAATGAATTTGTATTTACAGCAGACGCTGTAAGGAATGCAGGTCAGGGAGATATTGATAGAGGTGCAGAAGTTATGCAGAATATGATGGACAATCTGGAAGCAGGTGGTACTATATCAGAAGAGTCCCAGGGCATGGAAAATCCTGCACAAGAAATGTTCGATCAATCACAAATGTTGGA